AGTTTATGGATCCAGATGTAATAATGGGTAAATATGCCTTCACACCACCGAGCAGTGGTAACAGTTTTCTAGAAAGACTTCCAGAATCAGTTCGCCAAGAAGTTATAAATTATCGCAAAGAACAGTTGACAAATAAATCAATTGTTTGGAATTCATATCGAGACTGTCCGTTCTTTCCTAAAAAACTAGCGCAAGAATATATGGCAATATCTTCGGGAGGGTGGTACCATAAAATGTATCAGATAATGATTGCAATTGCAGGTAATGCGATTAAGAGAGAATATCCGATAACAGCAAAAGAGATTGCCTTACTTTGTAAGGAGTTTGATCAAGAAACTGGCAATTGGTATGAGAATAGACCGTTGGAACTTGAAGCAGACGGTGCAATAGAATATGTTTATAAAAATTAAGGAGCAGTTATATGTCAGAGATTATTGACTTGCAAACAGAAATGGAAGAAGAGCAACAAGAGCGAGATCTAGAACCATCTCAAAACGAAGACAGCGTCAGCGGGTTGAATTCAAAAATAAAAATAGGTATACTTGGTTCTGGACCTATTGCTAATTCGGTGAGGGTATTGTTTAGTACCCGAGAAGCAGATACAGAGATTTTTGAGGATGTTGATTCTTGTATTAATTGGCAACCAAACATATCATTTATTTGTTTGCCAACGGTATTAGATCATAAAGACGCTGTCGACGACCTAGCAATAATTAATGCTGTTCAGAAATTAATTCTGCACAGTACTGGTGGGATTGCGTTAAAGTCTGCAGTTTCGCCTGATACTATTAGTAGAATTAATTCTGCTATTGATAACGAAGCATTTTTAAATCGATTTTGTTACAACCCAGAGGTCTATGACTCTGAGGATGTCGAATCAATTATCAATCCTGAATTGGTATTGATTGGCGGGTTTCCTAAATCGGCGGCAGCTTTAGTTGATGTATATCAAAAATATAGTAATTTGATTATTCGTGATGTTGAAGTTTGTAATCCTCTTGAGGCAGCGTTTGTTAAACTTGCAATCAGTGGTTATCGAGCAGTAAAACAAACTTTCTTTAATCAGTTATATGAGTTCGCTTCTGAATATGACAATATCAATTGGAGTTCTGTTAGAACAACATTTTCTCGGAGAGATCTTAACAAAGAACTAACAACCACGATTCCTTCTTTTATTCGTGCAAAAGGGGAATTAGATCTTAGTAATAAAGAGGCAAAATCACATAAGGGTGAATACCTAAATCGTGATGTAAAAATATTCGCAGCACTAACTGATCAGATACCATTAATTGATGAGTGTGTTAATTTTAAAAACCTGAAGGACTAATTTATGTCGTTGATGAATAGACTACAAAAGAATAGTAAACTCAAGCATACAGCGCCACTTGACGAATCTAAATTCTTTTCTCAAAAAACTATGGTAAGAACTGATGTTCCTATGATTAATGCTGCCTTGTCAGGATCTCTTGATGGTGGTATTACTTCTGGTATGACCGTTCTTGCTGGTCCATCTAAACATTTTAAGACTAGTTTCGCATTAAAGATTGCATCAGCATTCTTACAGGCAGACCCAGAAGCAGTAATGTTGTTTTATGATTCCGAGTTTGGATCACCACAATCTTATTTTAGCACGTTTGGTATCGATACAAGTCGTGTTCTCCACGTTCCGATTACAAACGTAGAAGAATTAAAGTTTGATTTGGTTAATCAATTGGAAAACATTTCAGCGGAAGAAAAGGTAATTATTGTAATCGATTCTATTGGTAATCTTGCGTCAAAGAAAGAACTTGATGACGCACTTGATGAAAAGTCGGTTGCTGATATGTCACGAGCAAAAGCGCTGAAAGGTTTGTTTCGAATGACAACACCCTATCTGACCATGAAGGATGTACCTTTATTGGCAGTCAATCATACTTACAAAGAGATTGGTCTATTTCCGAAAGATATCGTCGGTGGTGGTACTGGTATTTACTATAGCGCAGACAATATTTGGATTATTGGAAGACGTCAAAACAAAACTGGGACTGAAGTTACAGGATATGATTTTATCATTAATGTTGATAAGTCTCGTTACGTCAAAGAAAAGAGCAAGATTCCTATTAGTGTTTCTTGGGATGGTGGTATAGATCAATACAGCGGATTGCTTGATGTTGCTCTTGCTTCGGGACATGTATTTAAACCCTCAAATGGTTGGTATCAGAAAATAGACGGAGAGTCTAAATTTCGTGCTTCACAATTAGATGGCGACTTTTGGGCAAGCATATTAGAAGACCAAAGTTTTGTTGAACAAGTAGAAAAACTCTATAGGATTGATAAACGTCCTACTGTAGAATTAGACTTGGAAGAAGTTCATGATTAATGTCGAAAAGGTATCAGAAGATATTGATTATGAGTTGGTTCCATCTGAAGGAGAAAATGATCCACAATCATGGAACATTCGTATTCTTACAGGTGAATTTTCTGAGACAGTTATACAATACGGCAATTTACAATTAGACGGTAAAAACGGTTGTCTTCGCTTTAATTTTAAGGTAATATCAAGTCCTGATCCTGAATTATCTGAAGCGAATGAAGATTTACAAGAATTTAGTGGTATTGTTCTTGAAGACGTTTTAGAAAACAGTATAGCGAATGGATCTTTTCAAATGCAAGATATGAAAAATAAGGACTAATATGATTGACCTCGAGAAAACTATTCTGCGCAATATTCTTACTAATGAAGAATTCATGCGAAAAGTTTTACCGTTTGTACAGAAAGAATATTTTGAGGGTGTTTATAAAGAACTGTTTTCTCAAGTTGTTGCATATGTTGCAAAATATAATAAACTACCATCGCAAGAGGCATTTAAGATCGAGGTAGATAGTCTTCAAACTTTAACAGAAGAGACTTATAAACATGCCATGGACATCATTCCTGATGTCTTTACGCACAAAGAAGAAAACCAACAATGGTTATATGACACAACAGAGAAATGGTGTCAAGACCGAGCACTTCATAGCGCCATTATGGAGTCAATCACTATTCTAGACGGAAAGCATAAAAAACTAACTAAGAACTCGCTTCCTGATCTACTACAGAATGCACTAGCAGTTTGCTTTGATACAAACGTTGGTCATGACTACCTTGTAAACGTTGAAGAACGATATGATTTTTATCATGAACAGGAAGAACGTATTCCTTTTGACCTTGATTTCTTTAATCGTATTACAAAGGGTGGATTGCCTAACAAAACGCTGAATATCGCTCTCGCAGGTACGGGCGTTGGTAAAAGTTTGTTCATGTGTCATTGCGCTGCTAGTGCGCTCTCTCAGGGATATAATGTTTTGTACATTACTATGGAAATGTCTGAGGAGCGCATTGCTGAAAGAATCGATGCTAACCTAATGGGTGTGGCAATCGATCAACTTGAAAATATGTCTAAATCGATGTTTACTGATCGAGTGCAGAAAATTGCAGACAAAACGAAAGGCAAATTAATCATTAAAGAGTATCCGACAGGACAAGCACACTCAGGACACTTTCGTGCGCTACTTAACGAATTGAAACTGAAAAAGTCGTTTAAACCTGAGTTGGTATTCATTGATTACCTAAATATATGTAGTTCTTCCCGTATGAAAGGTATGGGCGGTGCTATCAACTCCTACAGTTATATTAAGGCAATTGCTGAGGAGGTTCGTGGTCTGGCAGTAGAGTTTGATGTCCCGATTATGTCGGCGACTCAAACAACTCGTGGTGGATATTCTAACTCAGATCCAGGTCTTGAAGACACATCTGAATCGTTTGGTCTACCTGCAACTGCTGACTTAATGTTTGCTTTGATTTCTAATGAAGAATTGTCTTCGATGAATCAAATTATGGTGAAACAACTGAAGAATCGATATAATGATCCGAATCATAATCTTAGATTCTGTATTGGGGTTGATCGATCTAAAATGACGTTGTTTGATGTAGATCAAAATGAGAGTGTTCAAGAAGATGTTGAGGACACTCCAGTTTTCGATAATTCTAAATCAGGAGAAAGGTTGAAGAGCATCAAAGTTTTTTAAGGGGGTAACATGGATCCATTAACTCAAACTATCTTTACTTTATTTTGCATGCTTGGAGCATACATATGGGGTAGGAAAACTGGATTAACTAACGGCAGTGTGATGACTTGGACAATTGTCCTTAATAGTTTCAAAGCAGCGTATATTGAACTAGATGAGGATAATAAAGAAATTATCTTTACCGACTCTTGGGGAACAATAAGAAGTTCTTCTACTTTTTGGGATTCAAATGGAAATACCGATAAAGAACAAATCGTTTCTGAAAAAACTTGATACACTTATTGAGGATTTCTATAGAATAAAAGGTAACTCTGTTCTACCTGCTATCAAATCAGTCGAAACTGACGACTATGAACAATTTATCTCGCGCGAAAGACTTGACGCTTTAATGTCTACCGATCATAGAGGCGATCCGGTAGACTATCATGCAATACCCATTGGCGATACTCGCCTTGTTAACAAAGAATTTATTGAATTTTACAATCACTGGAGATTCGATGTTCCTGCAG